CCTCTGAGGTACATATCGCCAGAGCTATTCGGCCCTCAGTACGCGGCTATGCGCAACCACGGTTCAGCTAATTCTTATGGAATACCCGGGCAGAGAAGTCCGTGGCTAACCAGCTTGAACGGTCCTGCGTGATGCCGAATACTGGCGCTGCTAACCGAATTCGGTTTCGGCCTAACCGAATTCGGTCAGATTTAACCGAATTCGGTCAAGGATTGTGCCATGCCGAGCCAGACCCACGGCGGTAAAGTGTTGCTGCGTCGGCGGCAGATGAAGTTTCACCCCGACGAGGTGCGCTCGAAAATCCAGGCGATCCGGCTGGTGGATGTTCTGCACCAATTCATTTTCAGCGAGGTCGACAAGAACGGCCACAAGCTGGCTGATCTGAGCATGGCGCAGGTGCGCGCGATTGATGTGCTGCTCAAGAAGGTGGTGCCCGATCTCACCCGCACGCTGATCTCGGCCGATGTGAATGTGAAGTACGTCGCAGAGTTGCCCAAGGTGCTGACCAAGGAGGAGTGGGTCAAGAAGTACGGAGTTCCTGACACGCTTGAATTGACGGCACTGCCGGCGCCGACCGTGAACGGCAATGGACGCACAAACTGACCAAGTCAAAACGATCTGGAGCCCAGGCGGGAATTTTGCGCAGTGGGCGCTGCTCGAGTGTCCCGTTTTCGAGGTGTTCTTCGGTGGTGCGCGCGGTGGGGGCAAAACCGATGGTGTGCTCGGCGAATGGATGGTTCACGCTGATGCGTTCGGGGTTAATGCCTCGGGGCTGATGCTGCGGCGAACCCGCACCGAATTGATGGACACGATCGAGCGCAGCCGGATGATCTACGGGCCGCTCAAGTGGTCTTACAATGAGCAGGAAAAAACATGGCGCGATCCGCAGGGAGCCCGCCTCAAGTTCGCTTACTTGGAGCGCGACGCCGACGCCGAACTCTATCAGGGCCACAGTTACTCCAGGCTCTACATCGAGGAGGCGGGCAATTTCCCGAGCCCGGCGCCGATCTTCAAGCTGTTCGCGACACTGCGCTCCGGCTCCAACGTGCCCGTGGGTATCAGGCTTACGGGGAACCCTGGTGGTCCTGGCCATCAATGGATAAAGGCCCGCTACATTGATGCGGCGCCGCTCGGCAACAAGGTGATCACCGATCCGGTGACCGGGCTACAGCGCGTCTTTATTCCGAGCAAGGTCGACAACAATCAATTCATCGACGTGGAAGCCTACAAGAGCCGGCTGCGATCGTCGGGCTCAAGGGAATTGGTGCAGGCGTGGCTCGACGGCGATTGGTCGGTCACGCTGGGGGCGTTCTTCGACTGCTGGAGCACCGGCCGGCATGTGATCGAGCCGTTCGAAATCCCGAAGGATTGGATGCGGTTTCGCTCGATGGATTGGGGCAGTGCCTCACCGTTCTCGGTGGGGTGGTGGGCGGTGGCATCGGACGAATGGCAAGTTCACGGCCGCGTGATCCCGCGCGGCGCCATGGTCCGTTACCGCGAGTGGTACGGCATGCGGCCGAATGAACCCAATGTCGGCTTGAAGCTGCACGCCGGCGAGGTGGGTAAAGGAATTTTGGCGAGGGAAAAGGACGAGGAAATATCCTACGGCGTTTTGGACCCGAGCGCGTTCGCCCAGGATGGCGGGCCGTCGATCGCCGAGCGCATGGGGACCGAGACAGCGGGCAAGATTTGGTTTCGCAAGGCTGACAACAACCGGGTGCGGGTGATGGGGCACCTCGGCGGCTGGGATCAGGTGCGCGCCAGGCTGGTCGGCAACGACGATGGCCACGCCATGCTGGTGGTGTTCTCGACCTGCCGGGATTTCATTAGGACCGTGCCGTTTTTGCAACACGACCCGGACCGGCATGAGGATGTCTTCAGCGACAGCGAGGACCACGCCGCGGACGAGTGCCGCTACGCCTGCATGAGCCGACCGTGGATTGCGGTGAAAGAGCCGCCAAAACCGGCCGACGTGTCCGGCTACGAGGTGTACCGCAAGAGCACCGCGGCCGAGGATTGGAAGCAGTTCTAGCCAATTGGCCAATTGGCCAGCCAATCAGCCAAAATTAGGAAAATTGTCATGTCAGTGGTGGAAAAGTTCGCCGCGTTCGTCGGCTCGTTGTCGCCCGCGGAAAAGGGCGAGGTGATGCCGCTGATGATTTCCTTCATGAAGGGCAATCTGGGGGCCGGCATGACCGGCCCAACGAGCGGCCCTGATCAAGCATTGCCGCCACCACCTCCCGGTGGCGACACAGGCCCGGGCGCCCCGCCTCCCCCCGGCATGTCACCTGGGCCTGAACCTTTGCCGCCGCCGGTACCCGGCCTGCAGCCTGGCGGGTTGATGGGGCGGCCGCCGATGCCTCCCACGCAGATCGGCAACAAGGCGTACTAGCCCATGGCAGTCACCAACGTCGTCAACTTCACCGGCTATAGCACGACCTCCACCGGAGGCGCGCGCGGCCGCGCGCCGGGCACTGACGATCCGCGCGCCGGCGAGGACGACCAGGGTTTTTGGCCGCTGGAAAAATGCGTGAATGCATACACCACCTATCTCGATAGCAAGACGCTGGAAATTCAGGAGCAACAGGTCGCGCGGCGCTATCGCCACGGCGCGCAGTGGACGAATGAACAGGTCAAGACGTTCAACGACAGAAAACAGCCGGTCGTCACATACAATAAAATCGGCCAGAAAATCGACGGCATTGTCGGCACCGTTGAACGGCTCAAGCAAGACCCCAAGGCGTTTCCGCGCACGCCGGCGCACCAGGCCGGTGCCGACTTGGCGACCGCGGTGCTGCGCTATTTGATGGACAACAATCGTTGGGACGCGGTCACGCCGGTGGTGACCGAGTGCGCCGCGGTGGACGGCTTGGCTGGCATCGAACTCGATCTCAAGACGGTGCCGCCGGACGGCGGTAGTCCACAGCAACAACCGGACTATGATGTGATGTTCAAGCCCGTCGACAACGACGGGTTTTTTTATGACCCGCGCTCGTTCAAGCACGACTTCGAGGATGCGCGCTATCTCGGCATGGGCAAGTTCGTCGACGAGGAGCAATTGGTCGAAATGCTGCCCGGCATGGAGGAGGACATCAAGGCGGCGTGCGATGCCAACACCGAATTGATGAGCAACAGCGACCGTGACAACAGGTGGTTTGCGACCAATGGCGACTTCAAGCAAATTCGATTGGTTGATATTTGGTACAAGTCAAAGGGCGGATGGAAGTGGTCGTTGTTCACGGGCTCTAAGATACTTATGCAGGGCGAGTCGCCGTTCGTGGACGAGCACGACAAGCCAATTGCAAAGTACATCATGTTTTCGGCCGCGGTGGATCATGATGGTGATCGCTATGGCTTCCCGCGCAATCTTATGTCGCCGCAGGACGAGGTTAATCAGCGCCGATCGAAGGCGCTACATGAGCTAAATAACCGGCGCATCATCGCCACCAAGTCAGCGATTGCCGACAACAACGTTGAGGCATTGCGCCGCGAGGCCGCGCGCAGCGACGGCATCGTGCTGGTCAATACTTCGCTGGACGATATCCGATTTGACGACCAGGCCAAGCAGGCCGCGGTGATGGGGCAACTGCAGTTCATGCAGGATGCCAAGCAGGAGATCGAAACCTTCGGCCCGAATTCGGCGATGATCGGCGGCGATCAGGGTGCCGGCGGATCGAGCGGCCGCGCCATTGCGCTGCTGCAGCAGGCTGGGTTGGCCGGGCTCGGCCCGTATATGTTCAACCTGCGCGGATGGAAGGTGCGGGTTTATCGCGCGCTGTTCTGCGCCGCGCAGAAATACTGGACCAACCAGCGTTGGATCAGGGTCACCGACGCCGAGGGCGAGCCGCAGTTCGTGCAGATCAACGAAATGCTCAACGGCCCGGACGGCCGGCCGATGGGCATGATGCGCAACGCGATCGGCGAGCTGGATGTCGACATCATCCTCGATGAAGGCCCCGACACCATCACGTTGATGCAGGACACGTACGAAGCGATTTCGCAGGCGCTTCCGGCGGTGGCGTCGATGCTCACGCCCGGCCAGGCCACTGCGGTGATGCGGGTGCTGATCGAGACATCGCCGCTGCCGGCTGACGTGAAGAAGACATTCCGCGATGCCGGCGAGCAGGAAGGCTCGCAGCCCGATCCGAAGGAAAAGGAAGCGCAGGCCAAGCTGGCAATGCAGCAAGCCGAAGGCCAGGCACGGATCGCGCTGGAGCGCGAGAAGGCGAACGCCGACATGGTCAACAAGCAAACCGCGGCGGCGCTAGATTTGCAGATCGAGCGCAACAAAGCCGAGGTTGCGATCGAGATCGAGCGCAACAAGGCGAACGCCGCCATGCAGCTTGAAATGTTCAAGACCGAGCAACAGACCAAGCTGCAGCAGCAGGAAGCTGCGCTGCAACTGGTGACGGGTCAGAATGTCTCGCGACCGGCAGCGATATAGCCGGGCGTTCGGGTAGCGCGCGTCATACCCGTTTCCGCATCGTCCAGGCGACATTGGGCGTCACGTAGTGCGGCCACGACACGGCCGAAGGAGAACCTATGAGCACGGAACCAGCAGGAGGCACGATCAGCGGTAACAGTTCGGACACGAACACGATCACTGATCAGCAGCTATTCGACCACGCCTTAAGCTCCCCCGATCCGACGCCGGCCCCATCTTCGCAGCCGGCGCCGTCGCAGCCGTCATCGACACCGTCGCAAGGCGCGCAAGCGTCCGAGCGGCCGGCATCGACGCGGCCCGACCTGCAGCAGGGCGCACAGACGCCTGGCCAACCGCGCGACCCGCAAGGGAAGTTTGCGCCCAAGCCGCAGGGACAACAGGGGCAGCAGCACAACGTGCCGCTGGCGGAATTGCTGAAGGAACGCGACGCAAGGCAGCGTCTGGAAGCGCACGCATCAGAATTGACGCGGGCGGTGATGGACCTGCAGCAGCGTCTTAATCCCCAGCAGCCGCAGCAGCCGCAAGGACCGGAAACCATCTTTGACGATCCAAGAGCGTACTTGGATCAGCATGTCATGCAGCCCCTGCGACAAGAGGGGCAGATGTACATGATGAAGATCAAGGATGATGTCAGCCGCACGCAAGCCAACATGCAATTCGGCGAGCAGGAAGTGAACGCCGCGCTGCAGGATATCGGCCGCATCCGGCAAACCCCGCAAGGCAACTTCGTGTTTCAGCAGATCATGCAGAGCGGGCATCCTTACGGTCAATTGGTGCAATGGCATCGGCAGGCGAGAGCCCAAGCGGCGATCGGCGCCAATCCACAGGCATGGTTGCGTCAGCAGCAGCAGGCGTGGGCGCAGAATGAAAAGGTTCAAGACTACGTCATGCAAATGCGTGCGAAGCGTCTAGGTGCTCAAAAAGGTAATCCGCCTAATGTGCAACTGCCGCCATCGCTGTCGTCGGTTCGGTCATCATCCGGCCGCATGGACAACGGCGGCGATCTGAGCAGCGCAAGCCTCTACGATTTCGCCACCAAGTAAACCGGCCGCTCGTCCGACACAAAACACCCGCCGCACGGCGGGTTTTTTGTTGGGTGCGGTCATAGCAGAAAGGGCACACGGCCATGGCCGTCACCGATATCCACTCAAACAATAAATTGATCAAGTTCACCCAGCAGATCAATCGCGAATGGGTGCGTGAGAACATGTTCAGCCCATACATGGGCGATGATCTCAACGCCATCATTCGCCGCCGCATGGAATTGAAAGCCGGTGGCGAAGTGATGAATATCCCGATCGTTTCCAGGCTCCAAGGTATTGGTGTTAGTACCGGACCTTTGGTTGGAAACGAAGATAAGATCGACGATTACGGCTATAGGGTATGGTTAGAATGGGTAAGAAACGCCGTTGTTACTACTAAAGCAGAGAGCCAGAAGGACAGCGCCGACATCTTCGGGGAAGCAAAGCCCCTGTTGTCGGATTGGCTCTCCGAGGTCACCCGCGACGAGATCATCGCGGCCATGATGGCGCTGCCGACCGAGAGTCAGCCGGCGCCCGGCGTTCGTGTCAACGGCATCCAGTACGATCTCAGCACGGTGGCGCAGCGCAACACCTGGCGCCTCGATAACGTCGATCGCATTCTCTACGGTGCGGCGACATCGAACTCGGCCACCGACCACGCGACCTCGCTGGCCAACGTGGACGCCACCGCCGACAAGTTCACGGCGGCCAACCTGTCGCTGCTCAAGCGGGTGGCGATGGGAGCCAACCCGCGCATTCGGCCGTACAAGACCCGCGACGGTTATGAGTACTACGTTGCATTCGCGGGCCTCAACGTGTTCCGCGATCTCAAGATCGATCTGCAGACCGTGAACAAGGACGCGCGCTCACGCGAGGGCCGCGAGGTCAACGGCGCACCTGATAACCCGCTATTTCAAGATGGGGATCAGATTTACGACGGCGTCATCGTCAGGCTCGTGCCCGAAATTTCGCTGTTCGTGTCAAACGTCTGGACCTCGCTCAAGACTGCCGGCAACGGCGGCACCCGCGTCGAGCCGGTGTTCCTGTGCGGCCAGCAAGCAGTGGCGCTGGCCTACGGTCAGATGGCCAAGCCCACCTTCAGAAAAGAAGATGACTATGGCTTTGTCACCGGCACTGGAATCGAGGCGGCCTATGGCGTCGGCAAAATCTTCAAGAAGCACCCCAAGGCCGGCACCAAGCTGGTGCAGTGGGGCATGGCAACCGGGTTCTTCAACTCGGCTTCCGACTAATTAGCCGTTTAACCCGAATAGGAGAAGGAACATGGTTGCTAACCTGATGACCAACACGCCGGCCCGCGATCCGTTCACCAACGCGGTGATCTCCATCGCCGGCCGCATCACCGCGGCCGCCGGCGGCCCGGCCACGCTCAGTGTCAAGATCGGCACGATCCCAGCCGGGGCGCTGATCCTCGGCATCAACACCAACGTGGAAACGGCGCTGGTCGGCACCACGCCGACCTTCAACGTCGGCACCACTGCCGCCGGTACCGACATTGCCGCCGGCATTGCGCTCACCGCAGGAACGGTGACCACACCCGCGGCGGCGGCACTCACCAATCCGGTGACGGCCGACACCGATGTCTACGTCAACATCACCGGCACGCCGACTGCCGGCGATGCCTATGTCACCGTGCAGTTCATCAAGCCGGTATCGTAACAATGGCCAGGATCACCTGGCTCGGCAGCGAAGATTATCGGGAGGGCGAAAGCCCTCTCGAAAGCTGCGTTTGGAATGGCGTCATGTTCACCGCCGGCGACAAGGTCGAGGTGGCCGACGAGTGGATGATCGCCAAGGCCCGCGGTAACAGGTTCTTTAAGGTGGAGAGCAACGGCAATCCGCGCCCCGAAACTTGGACCAACGATCCGCCGCCGCCGCCGATCGAGGAGCCGCCGCGTTATCCCACCACCCCGCCGGACTACCCGCCCGAGGACGAGCCCGATCGCGAGCCCAACAAGAAGCGGCGCGGACGGCCGCCGCGCATAAGGGACAACGGCGATGGCGAGTAATTACGGCGAGTTGAAAAACGAGCTATCGGACCTGTTGTTCAATCAGCGGTTCATCGCGCGCTACGATCGCTTCACGCGCTTTTTCGAGGCTGACGCCAACTCGCGACTGCGCGTGCTGCCGATGGAAACCACGGCGCTGCTCACCACGGTCAACGGCGACGTGGCGCTGCCGACCGACTATCTGCTGTGGCGCTCGGTGCGGCCGACGTTCCCGGCATCGCCGCCGGTGCCGACATTCCATCCGCCCTACGATGAACTTGACTACGTGCATCCGGCCTATCTGCCGCCGGTGGGCCGCGGCTACGATCGGCTGTTCACCATCGAGGGCAACACCTTCAAGGTGCGGCCGGTGGACGATCGCGTGGGTGCCTACGAATTGCACTACTACCAGAAAATCCCCACCCTGGTCGGCGCCGACAGCAACAGCAACTGGCTGCTGACCGAATACCCCAACGCCTACCTGTTCGGGCTGATGGTGGAAGCTGTCGGCGACGGCCGCAATCTGGAAATGGCGCAACTCTACAAGGCCCGCCGCGATGAAGTGTTTCAGGAGATCATCCAGCGTTATGCGCTGACCACCGGCGCCACCAGCGCGAGCGTGCGAACGGCGGAGTATTTCTAATGACGATGATCTTCGATGGCGACGGCAACGAACTTGCCGATATCGCATTGTCGGAAAAGCAACAAGCGGTGCTCGATCACGACGAGGATATTATTGTCATCTACCACACGCCGCAAATGCTGCGTTATATCCTGGGCGAGCAGTCGGGGACATTCATGTTGCACAAGCGCGGCGATCGCATCATCGCGGCGGCGCCGGATAATCTGCGCGCATACGCCAATCTGCAGCGTGCGATTAAAATCGCCCGGGAGCAGCATTGATGCCCGCGAAAAAACTGCCGGTGGAATTCGGCGAATGGCGGCCCGACATCGCGCTGCTGGATACCAAGTTCGCATCGGAGGTGGAGAACGTCTTCGCCGGGGCGAATTCCTA